CCAAAAAAATCATATTAAAATTTTTATTAATATGATTAAAAAACTTTTAAGAAGTTAATATATAGCATAATAGTAAAAAATATTATAATAAAAAATATACTAGCTAATTTATGTTGAGCATGTTTAATAGTAAATATTCCTTTCTTTAGACTTGGAACTCCCATAGATTTAAAATTCATACCAAAAAATCCTACAATAAATGATAATGGAATAAAGATAGTTCCTATCATCGAAAAAATATTATCTTGTAAAGAATTTAAGTCAGAGAGAACATATGTGAGAAAGGCAATATAGTGTTCTATTTTATCATTATATTTAGTATTATTTTTTTATATTGCTAGTTTTTTAAATTCATATAATTTATTAATATTATTTTTAGCTGAATGCTTATCCCATCTATTTTTTTTATCTAAATAATTAAAATACTTTTCTATATTATTAAAATCAACATTAATAGAATAATATGTAGTGGGATCTATATTTTGAAAAAAAGTTAAATTACTCATTATATATATAATGGAAAAAAAATTAAAGTGGCCTGATGATTTTTTAAATATTAAATGTGTTATTTATACTATATATATTGCTTTATTATATTGGTTATTACCTAGAAAACCTTTTTTCTTATTTCTCTCTACATTAATAAATTATTTTATGATAAATTGGTATAATTATTCTTATTTATGTCAATATAATAATATATTTTTTAACATTTTCTACGCAATACTTATAACCTTATTATTGATATACTTACCAATAAAAAATAAAGTAATATTAGGTTTTTCTCTCTATTTTCCATATTTTATTTTAGCATGGTATGATTATTTTGCGAATTGTTCATTTAGAATGAATCCAACATTATTTCCATTTGGTAGGTTTATATTTCTCCCAATGAAACCTGAATCATATCAACGTCGTTATGATACATTAGATCCTATTGTCAAAAAAAATATAGCTAATTTTGATAAATATATATTTGTCAGTATTTTAGTAGGATTACTATTTCTTTTTTTGTATAAATTTGTTCTATAAATTCATAATATAATATTAATTTAATAATAAATATTATATGGTAAAATACTTATTAACAATATTATGTTCTTCAAAAATAGATTTACTAAAACTTTGTTTTGAAAGCGCAAATAATCAATTAAATTTTACAGATTATGATATTTTTATAGTTGTAAATACATTAAATGAAATATTTTATAATGAAGTTATGGAATATTTTAAAAATCATAAATATGATAAATTAAAAAAGATAATTAGAACAGAATCGAATGGGAAACCAGGGAAAGGCCATAACTCTTTATTAGAAATTTTTAAAAGAGAAATCAAATATGATTATTTATTAATATTAGATGGTGATGATTTTTATTATCCATTAGCAATAGAAAGAATTAATTTATTAAGAGAGAAAACAAATTTTGATGTATTTTTTTTAGCTGGTAATACAAAATTAAAAAAGAAAAATAATTTAACTCAAATAAATAATAGTTATGATATTAATATAAATTATTATTTTGATGAAGTAAAAAATGTAGCAAATATGTCATCTGGTTATAATGATATAATAGCAACTCCATATAGATTACTTTCATTAAATAGAGAAATTTTTAAAATTTATGAAAAATTATTCGATGAAGATATGCAATTATATGATGATTATTATACATTTTTACTAGTTTATAATTTATATAAAAATAATAATTTTAATGAGTTAGATAATATAAAAATATATACTGTAAATGATCCATATATTTATTTATATAATACTTTTAATGATGTAAGTGTATCAAAAAATTCTCAAGTAGATCATGATATTAAAATAGCAAATAAAATTAAAAAAAAATTAAATATAGAAAAATTAGAATGTGAAAAATTAAAAATAATTCCTCATTATTATTTTATAAATGATAATTTTGACAGGAAAATCATAGACAACTACTATAGATATATAATTAAAAATACAATACAATATGATTTAAATATAACAAATGATAATACTAATAAAAAAATTATATTTATAGATATGACTGATTGGTCATATGATACTTTTCACAGTAAACCAATGGGTGGAACACAGTCTGCTATTTATTATATGGCTGAATATTTATCAAAAATTTATAATGTAACAGTTATGACAAAAAATGAAAAAAATATTATAATAAATAATAAATTATCATATAAAAAAATAGATTTGGAAGAAATTAAAAAAATAAATCCAAATTTATTGATATTACAGGGATTAATTGATGAAGAATTAGCAAATTATAGAATAAATAATAAAAATTTAAAAACTATAATGTGGATGCATCATGATATAAATATTAATTTTATTAAAGATACTTTTGAAACTATTCATAATTTAAATTTGATTGATAGTTATCTTTTTGTTAGTAAATGGCAAAGAAATCGATTCATACAAAAATATAAATTATCTTATAATAAATGTAATGTTATACAAAATGGTCTTCAAGATAATTTGAATGTTTTTACAAATCCAGTAAATATAAATATGAAAAAAAAAGAAATAGTATATATAAGCGCACCTTATCGCGGTTTAATAGTAGCATTTTATTTGTTTCAAGAAATAAAAAAATATATACCAGATATTAAATTGAAGGTTTTTTCGTGTTTTAATAGAGATCATAATAATAAATTTAATAAAGAAAATTATAAACCATATACAAAAGAAAATTTTGATACATTATTAATAAATGATCATAATATATATTACAAAGATTTTTTCAAACAATTAGTTCACGATAATAATATAGAATTTTATGGTTCTGTGCCACAAAATATACTATTTGAACATCTAAAATCCGCAATGCTTATGTTCTATCCTAATACATATCCAGAAACTTGTTGCACATCATTATTAGAATGTATGGCTCATAAATGTAATATTATAACATCTGATTTAGGAGCGTTAGCAGAAACTTCTAATGGATTTGCAAATATATTTAATCCATTAATTGAAAATGTTTTAGATGAAGAATATCATATAAATAATGCTGTAAAAAATCCTATACAATATAATGAAGTAAATAATAATTATAAAAAAAAATTTATAGAATACACAGTAAATATTGTAAATAATTATTATAAAAATTATAATATTCAACATTTAGAAGAACAATATATTTATATAAAAAGTAATTGTAAATGGAGTGATAAAGGTATTATTATGAGAGAAATAATTGACAAATTAATATAATTAATAATTATATATTTATAATTTTGATAAATATAATATTATATCTTAATAGATTATATGGATAATACACATTTATATGTATATGCACTTCATGCTTTAATAATCATGCCATTTTTATTATATATAGCAATATATCAATGTAAAATACCAAAATTTGTATACGGAATATTGGCGGGAATATCAATAATAGGTTTATTATATCATGGTTTCAAAATGATAGATATTTACTATAGATAAATTTTTTTAATTATCATTTAAATATTAATAATTATTCTATATATTATGAAAAATATTTTTAATATAGATTCTATAAAAAAATACGATTCTACATTAGAAATTAATGAAAATTATAATAAAGATACTAATAATTTCTATATAGATTCAGAATTAGTGAAAGAATTAAAGAATAATCATAGAGAAGAATACAAGAATATAGCTAATAAATTAGAAAATAATAGCATAAATAATATTTATGATAGTAGTAATGATAAATTTAATTATATTATTTTAAATAATTGTATAATGGGTCATAATGGAATAATATATAGAGAAGAAGACAAATATTATAAATGTGGGTGTTATATTGACAATGTAAATAATAATTATACATACAGAGATTTATACGATTATTCAAAAAAATATGATAAAATAATAAATATTAGTGAAATGTGGGGAAATGGAATTTGGCATTTTCCTATGGAATGTTTATCTAGTTTAATGAGTATTAATAAAGAAATTTTATATGATAAAAATATATATATACAAGTTACACAAAAAACAAAATATATTATAGATTGGTTAAAAATTATAGATATAGAAAGTGACAGAATAATAGATGGATTATGTTATGGAAAAGAAGTATATATACCAAAAATATGTAAGTGTGGAAATCCAAGATATAATGAAATATTATGGTTAAAGAATAATGTTAATAAAATTATCAATAATAGTAATAATATAAATGATGATCAAAAAAATAATTTGGTAATATTAATTAAACGTAACAAATCTAGACAACTTTCTAATTTTAGTGAATTATTAGAATTAGTTAAAAATATATGTAATAATAATAATCTAGAATTATATATTCACGATGATAATCATTTACCTTCTTTAAATAATCAATTTACTATATTTAATAGAGCTAAATATGTATTTGCTCCTCATGGTGCTGCTGGTATTCATTTATTATCATTAAATAAAGATGCAACTTTTATTGAATTTTTAGATATTGAAAATATAAATCTTTGCTATACAAGAGTAGCATATTTTTTAAATATTAATTATATAGCAATTCCTTATAAAAATAAACTAATTAATAAAGAAAAAATTAATAATATATTAAATAAACTAAATATAACAAATAAATTATATAAAAAAATAAAAGAAAATACTAGTATAATGAAACTATTTATAGGAACACCATGTTATGGAGCAAAATGTTTTACAAATTACGTAACCGCTTTAATTGCTACTAAAGAACTGTTACAAAGCAAAGGTATAGAAGTAAAAATTGAATTTTTAGGATATGAATCATTAATTCCTCGTGGAAGAAATACATTAATAGCTAAATTTATGGCATTAGAAGATTTTACACATATTTTATTTATAGATGCTGATATAGTTTGGAATCCAATGGATGTTTATAAATTAATGTTACATAATAAAGATATTATTGGAGGGATTTATCCACAAAAAAAATATCATTGGAATAAAGTAAATAATGTAAATTCTCCAGAAGAAGTTTCAAAGCTTCTTAATTATAATTTAAATTATAAATCTAGAGAGAATAGAATAGAAAATGGTTTAATTGAATTGAGACATATTCCAACCGGTTTTATGATGATTAAACGCGAAGCTATTGAACAGTTAAAAGAGTTTTATCCTAACAAAAAATATGTAGATGATATTGGATCTTGTCAAACAGATAAAGAAAAAGATAATTTATATGCTTTCTTTGATTGTGAAATTGTAGATAATCATTATTTATCAGAAGATTATTTATTTTGTGAAAATTGGAATAAATTAGAAGGAAAAGTATATGCTGATTTAACAATTAATTTAGTTCATATTGGTAATGAATTTTTTGTAGGAAATATGGGTATGTATGTAACAGAGCTAACGAAATCTAATCAACAACAATAATTAAATATGTAAAAATATTATATAAAATTGTAGCAAATATCTGAACAATAATAATATTTATTTTGTTTTTTATAAAAATATATATTAAATTTTCGATTACAAGTGTGACATTTAATATTAGTATTATCAATTATAAAATAAATAATATCATC